GTTCAAGCGCGCATCCACTATGCGATGAAGCAGGAACTTAAATTATTAAAAGACATTATTCGTGATTACACGCCAGAAACATATGAGTATGAACCTGTGCAGGGTTCGCGTCGCGCTAAAAAATCTGACTACGATTTAGTAGATGTAATTCCAGTATCAGATCCCAACGCCGCCACTATGGCGCAGAAGGTAGTCCAATATCAGGCGGTTATGCAGATGGCGCAGGCCAATCCGCAGATCTATGACTTGGTTGAATTAAACCGCCAAATGTTAGAGGTTCTTGGCATTAAGAACATTGGCAAATTAGTTCCTAGCGCGGAAGATTTTAAGCCTAAAGATCCTGTTCAAGAGAATATGAACATCATTAACGGAAAGCCCGTTAAGGCGTTCATCTACCAAGATCATGAAGCGCACATCCAAGTTCACCAGTCCGCTATGCAAGATCCAAAAATCATGCAGATGGTTGGACAAAACCCAAAAGCGCAAATGATTCAAGCTGCTGCTATGGCTCATATCAATGAGCATGTGGCATTCCAATACCGCAAAGAAATAGAGAAACAACTGGGAATTCCTTTGCCAGATATGGACAAAGAATTGTCAAAAGATATGGAAGTAGAAGTATCTCGCATGATGGCTATGGCAGCACAGAAACTGCTACAGAAAGATCAGGCGGAAGCGCAGCAGCAGCAGGCACAACAAACGGCTCAAGACCCGATTGTTCAAATGCAGCAGCAAGAATTGCAGCTTAAAGCCAAGGAAGTGGAAATCAAAGAGAAGAAACTTGCTATGGACGCTGCGGCAGAAGCAGACCGTATTGAGCTGGAGAAATCAAAAATCGAATCTCAAGAACGGATTGCTGGAGTTCAAGCAGGGGCAAAAGTTGCTTCTGAAAAAGCCAAGCTTGAGGGTGAATTGGAATTTAAAGGCGTTGAGCTTGGAAGCAAAATAGCCAAAGATAGAATGGATATGCAGCATCAACAGAGGCAGCACGACCTCAATGTTCATCAAACATTGAATCCACCAAAGCCACAAACACCGAAAGGTAAATAACTATGGATAAGACGTTAGAAATTCTCATTCAACAAGTGAGAGATAAGCGTCATCAGGTAATCGAGGCCGTCTCAAACAACGCAGCCAAAGACTATTCTGAATATCAAAAACTCTGCGGCGAGATTCGGGGTCTCTCGATTGCGGAGGGTTTTATTCTTGACCTTGCAAAAACTATGGAGTTATCTAATGAGTGAAATCGCAATCGCCACCGAAGACGGCGAGGTATCAACTCTGCCCCAAACAGCAGAGGAGAAAGCGAAGCAATTACCGGAGCCAACGGGATATCACATCCTAGTAGGACTGCCGGACAAAGAGGAAAAATTCGAGAGCGGCCTGTTAAAAGCAGACCAAACCATGAATCACGAACAGATTCTGGCTACCGTATTTTTCGTAATCAAAATGGGGCCAGATTGCTACAAAGATGCAAAAAGGTTCCCCAATGGCCCATGGTGCAAGGAAGGGGATTTTATTCTCGCCCGTCCCAATACCGGCACCCGCTTAAAGATTCATGGTCGTGAGTTTCGACTCATTAACGACGATGTGGTTGAGGCGGTTGTGGATGATCCTCGCGGAATATCTAGGGTTTAAAAAAGGAGAAACAAATGGCTACAAAAATGGACGCGGAGGAATTTAAATTCCCCGATGAGAAAGAAGAAACATCTGCTGCGGCGGATGATTTTGAGATAGAGATTGAAGACGATACTCCGCCGGAGGATCGGAATCGGCAGCCTTTGCCAAAAGATATGGTTCAAGATCTTGAAGAAGATGAGCTTGAGGACTATAGCGAAGGGGTGAAGGAACGTCTGAAGCAGATGAAGAAAGTCTGGCACGACGAACGCCGCGAGAAAGAGCAAGCATTACGGGAGCAGCAAGAAGCTATTGCCTATGCCAAACAAGTTCAAGAAGAAAACCGCTCTTTAAAAGGACGGCTATCTACGGGTGAGCAACACTTTATAAACACCTATACATCAGCAGCAGAACTTGAGCTTGAAAATGCCAAGCGTGATTACAAAGATGCCTATGACCAAGGCGATTCTGATCGTTTGCTGGATGCGCAGGAAAAGTTAAACAATGCGCAATTCAAAATCCAAAGGGCAAGATCATTTGTTCCGTCTGTACAGCCTGAAGAAGATCCTGTACAACCCGCAACAAATCCAGCTCCTCGCCCTGACCAACGTGCGATTGCGTGGCAAGAGCGCAATGAATGGTTTGGTAAGGATGAGGAGATGACTAGCCTGGCTCTGGGTTTACATCAGAAGCTAGTCGCTCAATATGGGACGTCATATCCGTCTACAGATGAGTATTGGAAAAAGGTCGACGACACAATAAAGCGTCGATTCCCAGAACATTTTGGGGAAGAGGAAGAAGATAGGGCGACACAAAAACCGCAACGATCTTCTAGGGCCTCGCCTGTCGTAGCCTCCGCTGACCGCAGCACACCCTCAAAAAAGGTGAGGTTGAAACAGTCGCAAGTCCTGATTGCCAAGAAATTAGGATTAACACCGGAGCAGTACGTCAAGGAAATGATGAAATTGGAGGCTTCAAATGGCTGAGAATAGAACACCCAGAAATGTAGAAACACGCGTCCAAGCGGAACGCCCTAAGCAGTGGAAACCCGCAGAGCTTCTGCCAGAACCAGATAAGCTCCCTGGATATGCGTATAGATGGATTCGTGTTGGGCTTCAAGGATCGGCTGATCCCCGCAACTACTCTGCCAAACTCAGAGAAGGTTGGGAACCAGTCAAGATTGAAGAGCAACCACAATTTCAACTGCTAGTCGATGAAGGCAGTCGGTTTAAAGACTGTATTGAAGTCGGCGGATTGTTACTTTGCAAGACCCCGCTTGAGTTTGTGGAGCAGCGTAATAACCACTATCTCAAACAATCTGAAGATCAGATCAAGTCTGTAGATAACAATTTGATGCGGCAAAATGACCCTCGTATGCCACTGTTTAAGGAGTCGAAATCTTCGTCATCCAAAGGCGTGGCAACTTAATTTTTTTGGAGTAAAAAATGGCATACCCAACTGTAAATAAGCCCTATGGGCTTCTGCCGGTCAATTTGATCGGCGGACAGGTGTACGCTGGTTCTACTCGCTATTTCACCATTGCCAGCGGTTATGGCACTGATATTTTCTTTGGCGACGTAGTAAAGCGTGTATCTAACGGTACAATCGAAAAAGACACTGGCACTAGCACCGCTACGCCTGTTGGTATCTTTATGGGTTGTACTTACACAAACCCAAGCACTAAACAAAAACTGTTTTATCAGAGCTGGCCTGCTGGCACCTCCGCTTCTGATGCGCAGGCTATTGTTGTAGATGATCCTGATATTTTGTTCAAAGTAGTAACTGTTTCTACCGGCACAACCGTGGCTTTCTATGGCCCCGCTATTGTTGGCGAGAATGCAGTTCTAGTGCAAAACGCAGGCTCTAATAGCACAGGTGATTCGGCTGTTGGTATTTTTGGTGGCAACACTGCAACTACCGCATCATTCCCAATCCGTATCGTTGATCTTGTTCCTGATACTGGTAATGGCTCTAACGGCTATTGCGAGTTTATTTGCAAATTCAACGCCCCGTACATGGTTTCCACTTTCACTAGCCCAGGTAACACTGTAGCTACTGTTGTAACAGGTGGTCATCAGTATTTGAACCCAACTGGTGTTTAAGGAGTAAGACATGGCTATTTCACGCGCACAACTACTGAAAGAGCTGCTGCCTGGCCTGAACGCCTTGTTCGGTTTGGAGTATGCTCGTTATGGTGAAGAACACAAAGAGATTTACGAAACTGAAACCTCTGAGCGTTCTTTCGAAGAAGAAACTAAACTTTCAGGTTTCAGCGCCGCACCTGTCAAGAATGAAGGCTCCGCCATTCGTTATGACAACGGCCAAGAAGCTTGGACAGCACGATACAACCACGAAACTATTGCTCTTGGTTTCTCGCTGACCGAAGAGGCTATCGAGGATAACCTGTATGACAGCCTGTCGGCTCGTTATACAAAGGCACTAGCTCGTGCTATGTCGTACACAAAGCAGGTTAAAGCTGCTGCCGTTTTGAACAACGGCTTCTCCGCTACATACCCAGGTGGTGACGGTGTTGCATTGTTCTCAACTCAGCATCCTTTGGTTTCCGGCGGTACTAACAGCAACACGCCAGCTACCCAAGCTGACTTGAATGAAACTTCGTTGGAAAACGCAGTTATTCAAATCGCCGCTTGGACTGACGAACGTGATCTGTTGATCGCTGCTAAACCACGCAAGCTGATTGTCCCATCGGCTCTCCAGTTCGTTGCTACTCGTTTGTTGGAAACCAGCCTCCGCGTTGGCACCAATGATAACGATATCAACGCCCTGAAGAACAATGGTTCGATTCCAGAAGGCTACACAATCAACCACTTCTTGACCGACACAAACGGCTGGTACTTGACTACCGACGTTCCAAACGGCATGAAGCACTTTGTTCGTTTACCTTTGTCGAACTCGATGGATGGTGATTTCGATACTGGTAACGTCCGTTACAAGTCTCGTGAGCGTTATTCTTTCGGCTGGTCAGACCCACTAGGTATGTTCGGTTCGCAAGGCGCTTAATGCGTTAAAAAGGGGGATATAAAAGTCCCCCTTTTTTTTAAAATTTATGCTATAAAGTAGAAAATTTCCGGGTAACCCGGTATGGCAAACAGTCCCGGCTGACGACATGCAGATTGCCAATACCTAACTCGCATGTGAGGAAAATTTAAAATGGCACTTTCTACCACCCAAAGCATTTGGCGTTCGGGCGGCGGCGATCAAACTCGCACAGCTTATTGTGGCACTGGTGTAATGACCGCAGGCTTCTACGTTGCTAACGCAGCAGTTTCAGGAAACGCTGTTGTAGCATCTAGCCAACCAACCGTACAAGTAATTCTCCCAGCTAATGCAGTTATTATGTCGTTGACTATTACGACTCCACTGACCTCTGGCTCAATTAATGTTGGCTACACAACCTTAACTGGCGGTGTTTCTAACGCATCTTATTACGCTAATACAGCGGCCTCTACAGTACGAACAATTACTGCCGGATCACCAGGCAATGGCGCTGGCATCGGTATTACTGCCAACGCTACTTCGCTGACAGTATTGACTACTGAAAGCGCATCTTCAGCGGTAGGTTCGTTTGGTGGTTTTATTACGTATTTTGTTAATGATCCATTGTTTGGCGAACAGAACGTCTAATAGGAGGTCATTATGACCATGCAAACAGACGTTAAGTCACAGCACTTAAATACTTCAGGCGCAATTTTTGAAGGTCGCACTAGAGTTAAAAGTGTAATTATGTGTGCTAATGCAAGCGTAAAAGGGACTTTGGTTATATATAACGGGACAACCAATGTATTGGAATTAGATGTTCCAAGTAACTCTAATCCCAACTCGTTTAATGTAATTATTCCAGGCGAAGGCATTTTGTGTACAGCAAATGTCTATGCAACCATGTCTAATCTAGCAAGTGTCACTGTGTTTTATGGCTAAGAAAACCCCATCCCTTGCTATTGGTCGCGGCGAAAAGCTACCTGTATCTAAAGGGGCGGGGCTTACTGCCAAAGGTCGTGCTAAGTACAACGCAGCAACTGGGTCTAACTTAAAAGCACCGCAACCTGAAGGCGGGCCACGCAAGAAGTCATTTTGCGCTCGTATGTCTGGGATGCCAGGCCCGATGAAAGATGAGAATGGCAAGCCTACCCGCAAAGCGGCTTCACTTAAAAGATGGAAGTGTTGATATGGTTGACGAAATTCAAACTGCCAGAGAACTTGCTACACACACCAGCAATATAAAACATTTGCAAGATGACGTTGATGCGATGCGTGAAGATATCAGTGATATAAAGTTATCTTTGGAAAACATTAATAATAAGTTAGCTTCTGCTGAAGGTGGGTGGAAGATGCTTATAGCTATTGGCAGTTTTGCCGGCGGCCTTGTTGGCGCAATCTTGGGGTTTATTAGCGGCAAAGCCCACTAAAAGGAAAAATTATGAAAAGCAAAGTAAAAAAATACGCTGGTGGCAATGTTGTAGATAGCTCCGGTAATCCAGTTCGCTCTGGTTCTGGTGAGCCAGTTCGCACACGCTTTGGCAGGGATGAGGAAGACCGTCCAAAATCTAGCGGCGTAGAAGATTATGCGTCTCTTGGCAAACGCGCTGGTGCAGTATCTCCATTCTCTGGCCCAAAAGAAACCATTAAAGAAGAAACTACTACAGAGACAGAAACTGAATCTCCTAAAGGTATAGCTTCTGGGTTTAAGTCTGGCGAGTCAAAGTTTGAGCGTGACGATAATGAAGTGAAGATGCCAGCTAAGAAAAATCCAAAACCTAAGTCACGTTATAGCGGCGTAGTTAGTGCTGAAGAAATGGGTAGCCAAGACTTTAGTTCTAAGTCTAAACCTAAAGGTGATTCTGGTCTTTCTAAAGCGGCTCTTGCTGCCGGTCTTGGTCTTGCTGGTGCTGCCGGCGCGGGGGCTCTTGCTGCTCGTAGACAAATGAAATCAGGCACAAGAGGCGAAAGAGTTGAGCCAACTATGGGTGGCACAACCAGATCTCCTGTGCGTAGCATGTCAGCAGAAGAGGCTGCATTTGAAAACGAAGGCGGTCGTTATTTCAAAAAAGGCGGCAAAGTAAAAAAGTACGCAGATGGCGGCATGACGCAGCAGCCTACATACCCTTTCTATGGCAATCAGCCACAAGCTGGTGGTCAGAATGGCGGCATGAATCAAACATTCAACATGCAGACACAACCAGCATTTAAAAAAGGCGGCAAAGTGTCGTCTGCTTCTAAACGTGCGGATGGCTGCGCTATTCGCGGAAAAACGAGGGCTTAATCATGGCTACATATACAACCAAACCAATACAAACTGCTCAAACATTGTATGGCGGAAAACCCAACTTTCCGCCACGCGATAATCCCAATCAGTTAAAAGACCTTGCAATGCAAAAAGATTTTTCAATGTGGAAATCCAATCAATTGGATTTCCAAAAAGAAGCTATGGCGCAAAATGCTAAAAAAGAAGCTATGGCTAAAGAAGCTATGGCTAAAAATGCTATGGTTGGCGTGTTGCCAAAACCAATGCCGCCAATGCAGCGCCTTCCAGTTGGAAATCCAATTAACGGTATGGGTGGTAATGGAATGATGGGGGGTGGCATAAAGTTAAATTCTTATGCGCCACCGCCACCTATGGGGCCTGTGGGTATGGGGCAAAAACCACCATTGCCTATGGGCATGGAACAAAAACCACCACCGCCTATGGGCATGGGTATGCCTGGAGTTGGAATGGCAAAAGGTTTTGGCATGAAAAAAGGTGGTGCTGTTAAAGCAAAATCTAAAGG